AGACGAAAGAGAGTATTTAAGATCTTGTTTGCGCAATGGTGAAAAGTTTTCTGACAAGCCAAGGATAACAATATCAACAATCCATCAAAGTAAAGGTGGTGAAGCAGACAATGTTGCAATAGCTACAGACATGGGAAGATTAAGTTGGGAGAACATTCACAAAGATGAGGAGAACAGAGTATGGTATGTTGCAGTCACTCGAGCCAGAGAAAATTTGTATGTTGTGCGACCCAGAGGGTTGCGTCATTATTCGTTATGATTATAAGTCATTGATATTAAAGGGAAAGAAAAAGCTTTTCTTTTCTGCAAAAGTAGAGTAAACTAATTATATTAACTGAGAAAGGAAATCAAAATGGAAAAAGTTTACGCAATCGATCTTAAAACCAAAGTGGTCAAAGCTTATGTTAGCAAATACGTTGCCAATCAACATGGCAATGGTTCAGCAGTCTTCTCAAATTTAGAGGAGTTGGCTGAGAACAGAAACATGAGCACTTCGAAAATTTTGGATATATACAATCACAATGCTGATAAACCTGTCAATAGGTTTGCTGATAAAAAGACAGGCATCAAAAGATTATTCAATCTTGTTGCTGGCACACCTATCACTCATACTTATTGGGATTCAGGTGAGTACAATCCAAAGGTTTCTAGTCAAATGTTTGCTCAGAGAGCAAAACAAGAGATGGAACTTTACAAAGAGAAAGTTCCTACAACTGGACGCAAAGGAGTAAAGAAAGTGTCTGAACCTAAACTACGTGGTAAGTTTGCTGGCAAGTCAATCACTGTCATCGAAAAGGAAAATCCTAGAAGAGAGGGAACTCGTGCTTGGCACAACTACAATCTTTTCCTTGAGCATGATCCTTTGCCATACGAAAAGTTCGTTGAGCTAGCTGATTGCAGCTCAGGTGCTTGCAGAGAAGATCTTGACCATGACATCAAAAAAGGGAGGGTAAAGTTAGTATAATGCAGATATTCGGAGCAGGACTCGCAGGGTTGTTGGCTGGCAACATGATGAGAAGTTTTAAACCCATTGTCAATGAAGCTCAATCTGAGCTACCAAACAATCATGGAGCTCTGCTCCGATTCAGGACTGATAAGGTTGGCACTGCTTGTGCCATACCTTTTAAAAAAGTTCGTGTTCAAAAAGCTATAAAATATGATGGCAAGATTTTCACCGAGCCAAACTTGTTCCTCAGCAACTTGTACTCGCAAAAAGTAACAGGATCTGTTTTGAGTAGATCAATCAACAATCTAGAGCCATCAAACAGATACATAGCTCCATGGGAGCTGATAAGCATGATGTCTGAAAATTGTAATATTAAATATGATTCAATGCTGGACATCAAAGCTATTAAATTTATGAGACACAAAGTTCCGATGATATCTACAATACCAATGCCAGCATTGATGAAGATTGTAGGTTGGCAAGATGCACCAGAGTTTCCTCACCAAAAGATATGGACGCAAAAAGCTACTATTCAATCACCAGATTGTGATGTTTATCAAACTATTTATTACCCAGACCCATTGGTGCCATATTACAGAGTTTCTTTGATAGGCAATGTTGTTGTTTCCGAGTTTGTGAAAGAACCAGAGATGGATATTGGTCCACACATCATGGAAGTGATGATTGATGACTTTGGTATACAACCATACAAAATAAATAACATGAAACAATCTTTTCAGATTTTTGGTAAGATCCGACCGATAGATGAGGATCTCAGAAAACAATTCATATTTGAGATGACAAGCAAATATGGAATATATTCGTTGGGTCGTTTTGCGACTTGGCGACAGTTGCTTCTTGATGATGTTGTCGAAGATTGTCAACACATTGAGAAGTTTATAAGAAGTAGCTCAGACTACGCAAGACTAATCCACAATGAGAAAGGAACAAATACATGAAAGTAAAACTTATAAACAGCACCTCTGATGCAGTGAACCTTTTGTTGTTCACAAAGAACACGAGGTTGATGAATGATGAAGATGCTTATGACAAAGTATCAAAATGGGATGATGAAAAGAAGCAAGCAGAACTTGATTACATGCTTCAAACAATCAGATCTTCTTGGGAGTTTATTGACTACACATTTGACATACGTGATGTTAGCAGAGGATTCACCCATCAATTTGTTAGAACCAGACAAGCATCTTATGCACAACAATCGCAGAGAACTGTTGACATGGTTGGCTTTACATATTACACTCCAGAGAGAATATACAAAGACGAAACGGCAAATGTTATATATGATGATGCCATGCGAATGATAAATGAGAAGTATCAAGAGCTAAGATCTTTGGGTATCCCTGCTGAGGATGCTCGTGGAGTTTTACCAACTAACATACACACGAACATCGTTGCCAAATTTAATTTGCGAACTTTAAGTGAAATGGCTAAGTCTCGTCTTTCACCCAGAGCTCAAGGTGAATACCAAAATGTATTCAAGTTAATGGTCAAAGAAGTGGTTCGTGTACATCCTTGGGCAGATCCTTTTTTGACTCCAACCCAGTGGGCTGCACCATCTATGGCAAAGGCACTCAACAAATAAAAGGAGAGGCAATGGAAAAAATTTCAGACAGAATGGCAAGAAAAATAAAAAAGGACAAAGAAAAATTAACAATACCTTTGTTGGCTAAAAAATATGGAATGACAAAAGATCAAATCAAGCATGTTCTTTACAGAAGAAAAGATATAAAAGAGCAAGCTGATAAAGTGATCAAAGAGGCAACAGAGGTAAACAAAAAATCAAAATCACTGATTAAAAAAGCCTTGTCTTTTTTGCTTAGAAAGTAGTATACTAAAAATATTGAGAAAGGAACAAACATGAATATTTTTTACTTAGATCCAGATCCTAGGATCTGTGCAGAGATGCACTGCGATAAGCATTGTGTCAAAATGATACTCGAAACAGCTCAGTTGTTATGCACAGCACACAGAGTGCTTGATGGCGACGAGTATGCTGACAAGGTTGGTCTTTATAAGACTGCCTTTGAAAACCACCCATGTGCTGTTTGGGTCAGACAATCTGTTGATAACTATCTTTATGCTTACTACCTGCTCGTCAATCTTTGCGAACAGTTTGAGCACAGATATGGGAAAACTCATGCTTGTGAGAGTCTTTTAAAACACCTCATAAGGATTCCATTGTATTTATCAATCGACAATAATTTTACAGACCCACCTCAATGCATGCCAGACCAATACAAAGGTGACGACACTGTCAAGGCATACAAAGATTATTACTTGGGTGAGAAGATGCATTTTGCTGAATGGAAGTATACGGAGGCACCATCATGGATAAACGCATAATTATAGCTGACCTTGATGGCACATTATCTGATTATGGTCATCGCATTCACCTTTACAAAGAAAAAGATTATGATGCTTTTAACAAAGCAGGTATAGGCGACAAACCTATTGAGAGTATATGCAATCTTGTCAGGGAGCTTCACAATGAGGAAACTGAGATTGTTATCATGACTGCTCGTGATGAAACTTGTCGCAAAGATACATCTAAGTGGTTAAGACTTAATGATGTGCCTTGTGACCGATTGATCATGCGACCGATAGGTGATAATTCTTCAGACCCAATATGCAAACTCAAACTCTTTGAAAAGCATTTTGATCATAAAGATGTCTGGCTTGTTCTTGAGGATCGCAAGTCTGTTGTTGATATGTGGAGAGGTGAAGGACTCACTTGTCTGCAGGTAGCTCCAGGAGATTTCTGATGGATAGATTAATAATCAGAGGCAATGATTTGGAGCTTGATGGCAACAAGGTTGCTAGGATATTTGATATAACTTCAATTCAAATGCAAGAACTCAGGAGTCTTTTTGACAAAGCGAACAACTATGAGGGTGATGTTGAAAAAGCATTCTTAGATGGGAAAACAGACAATGAATAAAGATGCAGCAAAAATACTTGAAGAGATGGCAGAAACTTTTCGGGAAAGAAATAAAGTTTATGGTGACAACTACAAAACAGTTGGAGAGGTGATGGTGGCTTTATTCCCCAAAGGTGTCAATCTTAAAACAGTTGACGATTATAACATCTGGCATCTTTTTGAGTTGATGATTGTCAAAGTGACAAGGTTTGCAAACAATGATTTGAAACATAAAGATTCAATCCACGATGCAGCAGTTTATGCAGCAATGGTTGAGTCGTTAATAAAGGGAGACAAATAATGAGTAAAATTTTAATAACTGGTGCCAAAAGTGGTTTGGGCAAAGCTATGAGAGAAAAGCTCGAGGAACAAGGTCATGAAATTTTAAACTATGATATTTCAGATGGGCATGATGTAAGGAATATAAATCCTTTGATGGGTAATTATCATGTTGATGTTTTAATAAATAATGCAGGTGTCAATTTGATTGATTGGCTCGAGAACTTTGAGGAAGATATGTGGGACAAAGTCATGGACACCAATGCCAAAGGTATTTATCTGATGACCAAAATGCTTTTGCCTACGTTGATTAAAAACAAAGGAACTGTGCTAAACATTGTCAGCAATGCTTCCCACATGCCTATGACTTGCTCATTGGCTTACAATGCATCAAAAGGTGCTGCCCATATAATGACTTTGCAGTTGGCTCGTGAGTTGACAAAAAAGCATGGCATTACAGTTTTTGGTATAGCACCGAACAAGTTGTCTGGCACTGGCATGAGTGATTCAATAGATGAACAAGTTGTCAAAACTCGTGGCTGGACAAAAGAGTATGCCCAAGAGTATCAACTCAATGGGTTGCTAGCAGGGGAAGAAACACCACCAGAAAGATTGGCTGAGTTTGTTGCTTTCTTACTTCAATCAAAAGAGCACCACAAGTATCTCACTGGGTGCATATTACCATATGGAGCTTAAAATGAAATTTCAAATAGAACAAATAGCAATATGCCCAAAAGATCCTGTCAAAGCAAAAAAGCTTTTGTCTGAGATGGGTGCAGCAGATTGGGTTGAAGATCATGTTGTTGCCACTGGCAATGTATTCGCAAAGGGAGGAACTAATGAAGCTGACCTATCATTCAACTATGATATGTTTGCTGGCAAAGAGTTTGAGATCCTGGATTACACTTCTGGCAGGAACTGGGTTGATGAAACAACAACTAACAGGAATGTGGTAAGTCATTTGGGGATGCATTGCACAGCAGATGAGTTATTAAAATGGAGAAAGTTTTTCAGAGACAGAGGAATT